GGTTTTGGGTCGCCAAAAGTAACCCGTTTAATTTTTCCAGAGGAGGGAACTCTAACAAAAACTTCTCTAGTTTTCTTACCGAACCCAGGAGAACCCTTAGAGATTCTCCTTGGTTTGTTCAGAGTTACCTTCTTGCCCCTGTATTCAGCCATTAATAATTTTTATTAAGTATAAGAATTATAGAATAGGCATCCCCACTAGAATGACCTACAGTAGTAAAGTCAATATCACCAGTTACTCCTGATCCAGCGTTATTCGGTATACCGCTAAATCTATCATCATAGTATTCATCGCCTGTACTGTCAGCAGGTAAAGGTATTGCCAAAACATTTGTTGATGCGTCAAATTCTATATCAACACCCATACCTCTGGTTGCCCAATAAATTCTAGCTATAGATACACTTGTGCAAGCTGAACCTGCATTGTTAGCAGACAAAGCAGATACATCTACTTTTTTTACGGATGATTCACCTGTGCCATCAGATTCATTAGTGAATTTTAAAATAGCAACTCTTTCACCATCCTGTATAGTTTGGGAAGTTACTGTATCAGCCATTATTAGCCTCCCTTATCTTTCAACTGCTGCTACTACGTAGTCAATTGTCATAGTTTGTGCTGAAGCTTCACCATTTTGTATACCAAATGAAACTGTTAGTTCTTCATCATCAGGTAAATTAGTGTTAACCACTCCTACTGGTGCAGCATTATCTACTGAATAAAATACTTTTGAAGCATCTGGATCAATAAACCAAGTAGTCGTAATGAAAGTATCATCTGCCATTGTTGCTACATCTTCTGTAGTAGTTGCAGTATTGTCTTTCTCAACTAAGAAATCTAATCCTGCGTCACCGTCTGCAGAAATGAAGAAAACACCATCAGTGGTATCAAGAGGTGTTGTGTCTGTTATACCAAGACCCATAACAAAATCAGATTGGTCTACATCATTAACTTTGAATCTAGCAGAAAAGTATGCTTTCTTACTTGTGCTTAATTTAAACCCTTCACCTTTCAGTTGTAAAAAGTCTAAATCGTTATCACCTGCAGCGTTGGTAAGCAATAAAGCTCCACCTGCTGAAGATGTAACAGCTTCAGATGCACTACCAGTTCCAGCCTCAGTAGTTGTTATAGTCCAATCACCAGAATTATATGTAAAGAAATCATTGTGATACATATAAAATGTTTGGTCTGATGGATATGGTGCGAACATGGGTTGGTTCTTCTTATGCTCAGTCGCAACAGTATTACCTGCCCATAATATTAAGTTTTGAAAATGTGGATTAGCCATTATGAACTCCTTATATTTGTATTAATGGAAACTGCACGCAGCCCTCATTAAGCTAATTAAACACTTTTCTATGATATATCCATTTTTTCTATAAATAAAGAAAAAAAGGGATGCCGAAGCATCCCCTTTCCTAGTAGTCGGGTGACGATGACTACTATACGCCGTTAAGCTCCCTGTGAACCGAATACAGCTCTAAAGTTAGAGAATCCAAAAGAATATCTCTCTCTAGCTTTGTATCTCATGTTTCCAGTATCGAAATCACCTTCTAACGCTGTAGAAAGTGGAGATCTTTCAAAGTGCTTGAACCCATCAGGACAATCAGTTTTGATGAAGAAAGCATCCGTATCAGTTAAGTAATGATTTACTACATAACCATCAGGAAGCATACCCATGTTTCTGATTGCATTGATGTCGTTGTCAGAAGTTGACACTCTACCAGGAGTGTTTAACAACCTGTCAGCAACGAATTGAAGTTGAGGTGGAACGATTAGTTTCATTCCTCTCAAAGCAATAGTCAAACCTCTATCATCAGTAAATGTTGATATTGAAATCAAAGCATCTTCTAACGAAGTTTCATTAAGGTCAGCCATAGTTGTAGCTCTGTTAGCAAGAGTACCACCACCACTCATGGGGTGATCCGTTGCTATTAGAGATTTACCATCGCCTCCTGCTGTAGAGAACGCATTGTTCAATACGGCAGCAGCCTTAATTTGTTTGGTATTTGCCATTGATCTTGCCAACGCTTTGGTGTATCTAGCTCCCAAGCGGTCGTAAAGATTATCTTCAACAGCTTCTTCTGTTAATGCGAAGGCCAAAGCAACAGTTTCGTGAGTGTAACGCGAAGTATAACCTTCAGTAGCGTTATCAAATCTAACGCCTGTGCCTTCAGCTTTTACTTCAGCATTACCGAAACCTGAAATAAGAACTTCTTCTTCAAACGCTCTGTCAGAAGTTTCAGTATCAAATATTTCAGCGTGTTCAGCTTCATACCTGGAGTATTCCAACCCAAAAAGGGCGTTCAATCCAGGCTCTAGTTCTTTCGCTAATTGCGCTCTATTTATTGCCATTATTAAACTCCCGTTACTGTGGTATAGAAATGCTCATTAATATATACGATTGCATTTACGTTAGCAGAACCAGTAGTGCTATTAGATGGATCAGTAGAGAATCCTACGATTCTAAACTGAGCAGTAGTAGCTGCTGTGGTAGAAGAAATTTCTGCCGCAGACATACCAGTTTTTGTAGACCCAGATGTGTAAGCTAACTCTACGTTATTACCTACAGCTGTCTGAGCTAACGATCCTGTGCATTGCACTTCAAAAAGTGTATCAGGATCATCTTCAACAAATGCAACAATATCCGAAGATGTAGTTTGTGTTGGATAGTGCGACGAGAAAATTACTTCTCCAGAACTATTCGTGAACTTACAACCTCTGAATATTCCCAATAAAGTTGTTGCAGCACCAGCTACTAATATAGTACCAGTGTTCAACATCTTGACTGGGTCGCCCGAAAAGATATTTCCAGTTGCGCCAGAAGCAATAGAATACTCAGTAACACCGCCGTTTGCGACGCCGCCACCTTTTTTCCCTACTGAACGAAACCCGAAAGGTGCATCTTTATTTGCCATAATAAGTTTTCCTTATTCAGTCAGTTAATTAATTAAAGTGATAATCAATCACGATTACCACCACCAAAAGTTACGCTTGTTTTTCTCTCTGGTTTTAAAATCGGAGAGCTAGGATCAGATTCCCTCATCAAATCATTGTCAACTGCATCTTGTTGCAATTGTGCGCGACCTGCAAAGTAGGCGTTTCTTTCATCTCGCGTTTCTGTAGGGATCTTAGCCAAGAGCAAACCACCCACTGAGACAACTCCTGAGTGCTTTCCATCGTCAAGCGTGGGAATCTCGAAACCATTTAACTCTTCAGCTCTAACAAGGTCAAAACCTTCTCTTAGCCTAGCAGTTATATTTTTTCTGTCTTCCTGTCCAACGATTTCAGCTCTTATCCACCTGTATTCATATCCTTCAGGTGGCTCTGGAGTATCTAGCATCTGGGGGCGACGCCAAGGTTTGCGAGCAGTATCTTTTGCTCGAGTTTCAGCAGAACGTGATGTTCTGTTATCAGTAGATGCCTGGGCATCAATTGATTCGTTTAATTCTGTTTCTTTTGTCATTTGTCTACCTTTTTACATGTTTAGCATATTCTTGTAACGGTACATTCAAACGACGTGCCATTTCCACTTCGGCTTTTGTTAGCCTTACTTGTCGTTTGCGTCCAGAGCTTTCGCTTCTACCAGCAGGCGCTACAGTTTGCTGTATTTTGCCTTTTGACTCTGCCTCTCCACCTTCACTAAATTTATGTGGAAACTCAGCTCTCATACGTTTATCGATTTCAGTATAGTACGAAGAGTCGTTTGTATCAAACCCTTCTTCTTCCACCAGTCTTCTATGTATGTTAAAAGCCACTAAAGTCATAGCCTCATCTTCACCAAACCACTCGTTTTTGCTAGCCCAATCTTCAGCAGCTGGGTCAGGTTGTGGTGTCGCCGCTGGCTGTTGGTAAGGCACCTGTTGCGGCATTTCTTGGTAGTTTGACTGTGGTTCAATAGTCATTTTATTATTAGCTAACTTACTTTCTTCAACGGTTATTTTGTCAAGTATGTCTTGCGCTTTTGTAACTTTGTCCCAGTCTTGATCTTGATAAGCAGATTTTAAAACAGCGTTAGCTTGCGCTCTTTGTGCTTTTAATCTACCTTCAGCTTCACTTTGATAGTTTTCAACATACTGAGACGAATTTTGTTTCAAAGCTTCATTTTCAGCCTGTAAGTTTTTTGCGTATTCGTATGCCGATTGAGCCGCGCGTTCTTGTTCGCGCATTTTTTTTGTTAGAGTAGAAATACGTTTCTGAACATTTTTAGAATAATCTTCTAATTCGTCTTGGTCCTGATCGACTTTAGTTTCCTCTGCGGAAACATCTTCAATAGGTGCAGACTCTAGTTCTTCGGAACTTACCTCTTCTTCAAGTTCTACGACCTCGGTTGGCTCTTGCTCCTCAGTCTGTATCGCGTTGTTTTCTTGCATGATTCCCTCTCATGTTAGACACTGACTATATCGTCAGGGTCTTCTATAGTTGCAATGACTTCGTCATCGTTAATAATACGGCACTCTGCATCGTCGCCAAGTTTAAACCTAGCTCCTGCATATCTACCAATTAATACCCATTGTTTTTCTTGGCACCAAGGGGTATCGCCAAATTTGTTCTGATCGGCATAACAAAGAGGACCCATCTTCACTACGTAGGCTACCACAGTAGCTAGTGATTCTCTTTCTACAGTTTCTTTTGCTAGAACAATACCACCTTTAGATACAGCTTTGCCTTTGTATGGCAAAATTAATATCCTCCAACCTGTTGGTTGAGGCATACGTTCTAGGTAAGATTTTTCTAATAAAGTTGGATCGAGAACTCTGTCATCTGATTTGACATAAGCTTGATCTAATTCTGATTTTTCTTCTTCTGGGTTTTGCTTTTCAGCTTCAACCTCTCTCGCGATATGATCAGGTACCAGTACCTCTTTCATCGTTTTGCACACTCCTTTCCAGCAACACCCTTAATTCTTGCTCTACGTCTTCGAGGGCATTGTAACGACCACGTAGATAATTATACTCTTGGAAATCTTTGGCACCGTTCATAATTAAATCCTCCAAAGATTCTTTTTTTTCTTTATC